CGCGGTGGTCAGCAAATCGCAGCTTCTCGCCGTGCTCGTCGAACAACTGGAAGCCGCCGTCGGGCGTGGTGACGACGACGGACCCGTTCACCGTTACGTCGGCGAGAGCAAGAGCGGGCAGCAGACACAGCAGCAGGAGGTGACGCATTCAGTCTCCAATGCACAGGAAGGGGAGATCGCCCCAATGCGAGCGCTCGCGCGGCTCGGAGCGAACGACGAAGGAGCCAGAGCCCCGAGTCACCACCGTGGTGACGAGCCCTTCGACGCTGGCCTCTTCGCCCGTGGGGCTGCACACGATGGTGCTCGACGGCGTGGCCCAAGCAGCCGTCACCGTGGTGAGCGCATCGAAGGAGCCGCCATCGAACGAGGCCACTCCCGACGCGACGTTCACCGAGCCGCCGCCACCACCACCTGAGACGGTGCAGACCGTCACGCCGCCCGTGTCGCTGCAGGTGATGCCCGCACCCGTGAAGTTCAGCGTCGAGCGCCGCGCGAGGCTGGAGCCCTCGTCCTGCACCACCAGGTAACCACCGTCATAGTCGCTCGAGCTCGACCCGCCGGAGCCCGACGCCGTGACGATGATGGTGGCCACCGAGCCGCGCCTCGAGCACACCACCCCGCCGTCGCAGAGCACCGCGGTGAGCGGCTGTCCGTTGAGGTTGAGCGGCGCGGGCTGGGCGCCAGACACAGCAGCCCAGAGCAGCGCGGCGCCCAAGGCGAGCAGCAGCAGGCCATCGACGAGCAGGTGGTTTCGGTCTCGAGTCATCGCCGACGCCCCTTGTCAGTCCTCCCGGCCACGAGCAACTCGCTCGAGACGGTGGAGCACGACGCGAACAGAGCCACCTCAAGCTGGGCGCCCGCATCGATGTCGACGCGCCCCGTCTCGCCGACCTGCAGTGTGCCGCTCCCGTCGGGCGTGTTCACCTGCAGCGGGGACATGCCCCAGTCCATCGACGAGTCGATGCGGGTCCGAATGTCCAGCGTCACCGGCTCGGCGCCCGTCACCGTCATATGCAGCGACAGAATGGTGGTGTCGCGCACGTCCCACGCTTCAACGAGAGCCGCGGTCGGCGAGACGGCGCGCAGCACGGGGGCTGTCTCTTTCGGGTACGTCACCGGGCACCGACGCCCCGCAGCATCTCGGTGAGAGCGTTCTGCGAAGACGTGTCAGCGTCGGCCAGCGTCTTCGCCGTCTGCGCCGCTGCGCCGGCCTGCTCCACCGCCATCTGCTGCTTCTGCATCTTCGCCTTCGACTCGCGCAGCTTCGCCACCTCGTCGGCGCCGCGAATGATGCCCGGCGGAACTCCGGTGCTCTCCGCGTACACGTCGATGGTTTCGTCGACGTCGAGCTTCTCCGCAGCCGAGGGGAAGGTCGCGACCAGGTTGGCGACGAACGTCGCGGTCCGGTCGATGGCCGTCAGGCCCATCAGCTTCTGCGCCTGCGCCATGATGCTGATGTACTCGACCCTGAAGGGCCGCCCGGCGATGGCCTCTGGAGGCGGAGGCAGCTGCTCCCGCCTCATGAGAATGTGGAACGTGCGAATGATGAGCGGCTCGAGGAGCTCGTCCTGCAGCATCTCGAGCACGGGCCCGAGCTGCAGCATCTTCTCCTCTCGGCGCTCGACGACCTCTCTCGCCGTCATCTGCCCTTCGGTCTGCTGCAGCATGAGCCAGAGATCGGCGAAGTAGGCCGCCCTGATGCGCGCCTCGTGAATCGCGATGTCGTTGGCCGCGACTCCAGGCGCCTGCGGGTTCACCTCGTGAATCGGGACGATTTTCTTCTCGCTCCCGCCCGGCAGGTAGTTGGTCGCACCAGGGAGCAGCGAGACGCGCTTCGACGCGAGGTCGCTCGGAACAGCGAGCGGAGGGTTGACGATTTTCTCGTGCATCTGCGCCTTGCGCAGTTCGAGCACCTGCAGCGCCTCGCAGTCACCGACGGCCAGCATGCCGGGGCTCGAGCCGTAGACGTCTTCGCCCGTCGTCTCCCAGCGCGGCGCGAAGAAGGGCTTCTCGCGGTAGCCCGACTCGCGGAGGAACGCGTGCGGCAGCGTGCCCGCCTTCTCCTCCCACCACATCGACAGCCACGGCCTCGAGGTGGGGTTCAAATCCCACGACGACTCAGAGCCGGGCTCGGGGTTGGCGTAGATGCAGTGGGCGACCTCGTGGCGCGTGTCGAGCTGCCCGTTGTCGTACGCGTTGCGCACCGAGTCGGACACCGCGTTGCGGCCGAACCGCATCACGAGCTCGCGCACGGTGAACGTGGTGCGACGGTAGAAGGTGTCGACCTCGCGCCTGTCACTGGCCGCGAGGAAGTAGGAGCCGCAGGGGAACGCGTACGCGCGGAGGTAGTCCTCGTCGTCTTCGTCCAGCATCATCAGCGCCGTGCCGTAGTCGAGCAGGTCCGAGTACGTGTTGCGCAGGCCGGCGTAGACGTTCGACTTCGCGAAGGCCTCGCGCAGCTTGCCCTCGACAGCCGCCAGCCACTCCTTCACCGCCTGCAGCCCGGCCGCCTGTGCATCGTCGACGCCGAGCCGAAACCACGGGCGAGCTGGTGAGGTGATGCCCGCCATCATGCCGGCGGAGCTCGTGCGCGAAGCCTGGGCGGGCGTCGAATTGACGATGGTGCCCATCTTGTCGTCGCCGGCGCGGGCTGCGTCGGAGGCGAGGAAGCGCACCGACCACGGCCGCACCTGCTCGCCAACGCGACGCCACTTCGTGCGCCAGATGGAGGCCTCAGTCTCGAGCGCAGACATGCGCTTGCGGTGTGCCGCAGCGTCCATGCGTCAGCCCCCCAGGGTGGGCGTGTCGTACGGGTTCATCGAGCTCCCGCCGAACGTGGCACGTCGGGCGCCGGCCCGCGTGCGCCGCACCTGCCCCGTCGCGATGTCGCGCAGCAGGAGGTCGGTCAACGTCGGGTCGAGCTTGTCCTTTGGAGCAGCCAGCCCACGACGCTCGCGCTGCACGTCCGTCAGCCCATCTTCGCCACGCTCTCCCAGCGACTGCCCTGGGCCGGTCGTCGGCAGCACGGGCTGGGCGCTGTCTGGCGCCATGACGCCGGCCTCCTCGGCTCTCTTGCGGCGCTGGGAGTCGGTCAGGCCATCAGGCCCAACGGTTGACCCGGACTGAGGAAGAACTGGATCGGCTCCCATTCCCATGGCCAGCAGACTCGCCCCGGAAGCGGACCGCTTCTGTCAATCAACAGCCTGGGGAGAAACTCGGAAACGTCTGGAGTTTTTCCCCGATGGAGCTCACCGATTCATGCTCACCGCGTCATCGCAAACGGGTTCCACTCGGTGACAGCCTTCGTCACCCGCGCCTGCTTCGTCACGTAAGGCAGCGAATGCGTGAGGGCCAGGGAGTCGCCGTGGTCGGGCGATGGCAGGCCGCGCTTCTTCATGTCGTCCTTCGACTCGAGCTGGATTCTGTTGTCTCGAGTGAAGAAATACTTGGGCGCCACGAGGTCGGCGCGGAGCTGCGGCACCTTCGGCAGCACGCCGCGAGCCTTCACCCACTCAGCCATCACCCACCAGATTTCGGCGCGACGGTTGAGGTACTGGTTCTCGTCGAGCGCCTTCCCGCCGAAGTCGATGGGGTGAAGGTTCGGCACGCCGAGGGCCTGCAGGTTGTCGAACACGCCGCCGCCGATGCCGCCGACGTCGATGCACACCGCGTCGACCTCGTTCTTCTCGGCCACCTGCGCCACCTGCCCAGCCAACTGCACCGTCGATTGGTTGCGCAGTTCACGCGGGAGGAAGACGGCGTCGCCCTGCCGCAGCGTCAGCACCGACGAGTCATCACCGAAGCGCGCCACGTCGACGCCCAGGATTTTCGGGCTCTCCATGTAGTCGCGCAGCGTCAGCACGCGGTTCTCCGCCGTGGTGACTTGCTCGGGGCCGAGCAGCTTGTCGGGTGACGTCGGAGGGAACTTGCCCAACACGTTGACGAGCACGATGGGGCTGTTCCGCCCGTACCTGTCGATGAGCCCCTGCGCCCACGCGATGTCGACGCGAGGCGAGCGCTTCGGGTTTGCCGGGTCGCCGTTCACCTCGTGGACGCGCCAGCGCGACGCGTCCACCGTGCATGCGTCGTAGAGCGGCCCCTCGAGGTGCGTCGGGTTGCCTGCAATCATCATCAGGCCCGTGCGCCCGGTGCCCGGCGTCGCGTTGGCGAGGCCACCGTCAGCTGCAGCAGCGACGCCAGAGGGAATGCCGCCGGCCTCGTCGAGGACGAACATCACGTGGTCAGCGTGAATACCTGCCAGGGTGTCTGACTGCTCCGACGCCGAGCCGCCCTTCGGCCACGCTCGAGCGCTCATGAACCAGGTGGCCGGCGCTTCGTTCGCCGTCACCGACTCGGCGCTCCACGTGAAGAGTCCCTTCAGGAGCTCGGAGCGCGCCTGCCACTTCGAGAGCTCCGCCCAGAGGTTGTCCTTGAGGTTGTCCTTCGTGATGGCCGTGGCGACGATTTTCGGGTGCCGCCGCGTCATCATGAACCACCACATCGCCCACGCCAGCACCGTCGACTTGCCCGGCCCCTTCGACGCCTTCATCGCCACGCGGAGCTGCGCCACGCGCTCGAGGTCGCAGACATCGCGCAGCACGTCGACCTGCCACTCGTCGGGCTCGACGCCAAACATCTCGCGCACGAACGACACGGGGTCGCGCTGCCAGCGATCCATGTCGTCGAGGTGACTCACGTCTTCACTTCACCATTCTCATCAGGCACGGGTTTCAAGACGCGGCCCACTTCACTGGGCGTGAGCAACGCGCGCTTCCCACCCTGGCTCACCACCAGCGCTCCCGCCCATCGCACTAGGAAGGCCTCGACCATCACCTCGTCGACCACTGGGCGATTCTTCTGGAGCTGCTCGCGACGGAACTGGAAGCGCGCGGAGAACGTGCCTGTGCGCCCCTTCACGTAGCCCTTCACCTCGATGCAGATGATGACTTCCTCGGGCGTCGGAGCGCGGTCGTACTTCTGACGGCAGTCGAACTTCTCGAGGCCCCTGGGCTTCCAGCTGAACCAGCGCGGCTTCACGGCGCACTCACCACGACCTGCATGGCCCGAGACGTGAGCCGGTCGAACTCTTCGCGGCTCAGGGTGAGATGAATCGGCGACCGAGGACTGCGCCGCTTCTTGACGTCCAGGTCGAGCAGGTACTTCACTCTTTGCTCCAGTTGAGCGATCACGGTCTCCTGATGCCTGCGCAGGTTGCCATCGTCGATGATGGCGCGCTCCAACTCGGCGATGCGGGCAAGCAACTGCGCTTTCGTCTTCTTCACGTGGGGTTGCCTTTCTTTGCTGCGGTGTCGATGAGCCACTGCTCAAGGGTGAACTTCCCGGTGTGCTCGACCTTCGTGAGGAACATGCCGTGCGACTTGGCGAGCGAGTCACCAGCGTGCAGGCGGTTCTGCATCGACTCCTCGTGGTCTCTCACGATGTCGGACCAGAAGGCCTGGAGCTCCTCGCGCTCCATGACGCGCGACGTTCGAGCGGGAGCAGCGCGGCTGTTGATGGCTGCTGCAACCCTAGCGTTTGCCAGCAGGCGTGAGCCGGTAACCCCCAGTGTTTTGTCGTTCCCCGTGTAGCCAGCCTTGCGTGCCGCGTCGGTCGCGTTGCCGGCGTACGCCTCGACGAATGCTTGCTGTTTCGCAGTGAGGGCCATGCGTCAACCCTCGCCGGAATCGCGGACGGCGTCAGCGGCCCGGAACTTTCGGACCCCTGCGCGCATGAGAGCACGACGCACCGACTGCCTGGTCGCCCCCAGTTGGCGAGCCACACCGCGCACCGACTGCGTCATGCGGAAGAGCTCGGCCGCTCGGGTCTCGTCTACGACGGGAGGACGCCCGACTCCGGCCCGGCGGAAGTAGCGAGCGCCGGCCTTCATCAGCACCCACTCGGAGCGCTCCCACTCGTCGTCGGAATCAGCTGCCGCGTAGCGCAGCACGGCCTCGAGGAAGCGCTCGCGCGGCGTCTGGTTGGTGGCGGCGATGGGGCCGGAGAGCGGTTGGTCGCGCTGGCGCCGCTTCGCGTGCGCCTCGCAGAGCTCTCCATGTCGAACAGGCCGCAGGCAGTCGGGGGCAGAGCACGTTCTCACGTGGGCGGAGGCTCCAGCACGACGGGGTTGGGTGCTTGGTTACCCCAGACAGCCCACCCTGGGCGAGCCCTTCGCGCGAAGAGCTCGACGTACGGACCCGGCGACACCTTCTCGATGATGTCGTGGAACACGTCGGGCTTGCGACTGTGCTCGCCACGCGGCTCGAGCACCAGCGTCGCGTGCTGCGCCCGCTTGCCGTCGGGCAGGGTGCGGTACGGCACCTTCCCGCGCACGCCGAAGAGGAGCAGTTCGTGCGCACCCCTGAAATACTGGCCGAGCCCCTGCTGCACGACACCCGTGGCTGACACCTTGCCCCAGCAGACGTTGGTGACGTAGCGGAAGCCCCACGCGCGCATCACCTCAAGCGCGCCCGGCAGGTGGTTGTTGGTGGCCCACAGGTACAGGTGCGCGTTGGGCCGCGCGATGTCGCGAACGGGCAGCTTCGCGATGTCGTCGATGCGCATGAGCGGGTAGTGCCTGTCGGCGCCGCGCTTCACCTTGCCGCCGCCGCTTTCCGGCCACGGTGGGTCCGCGAGCACGGTCGAGTAGCCGGGCGCTTGAGGTTGGAACCAATCGACCTGCGTCATCGCAGACCTCCAGCACCGGAAGCAAAGGAAGCCCACGGCACGCGCTTCACCAGCCTCGCGTGCATCTGCATGCCGTCGACGTAGACGCTCACCGCTCGACGCCTCCCGACCCGAAGGCCACCCACGCATCGACGATGAAGCCCAGCTGCTCTTCCGTGCAGAAGAGCGCGCCGCCTTCGACCTCGATTTTGAAGAGGGGCTGCTTGCGAGGCACGACACCGCGCAGTGGGTCGATCTTCGTGAACTGCGCTGTCACCACCACGCGGCCCGCGTCGAACTCCAGCCTGGAATTCGTGGGCGGCTTCATCGGCACGACCGGCCGGCCTTCGGCCAGCATGGCTTTGACGTGCGCGATGGCGCGAGCGCGACGGGCTTCGTAGTTCGCGATGCTTCCCGTCGGCCGACCAGCTGGATTGCCAGACTGCCCTGCCTTGAAAGTGCTCACGGGAGCTCGACCCCCATCACCACCTGGTGCCAGGTGCGGGTGTCGCTCGGGCGCATGTCCCACGCGCGGAAGGCTTCGAGCACCTTCTCTCGGTACACCTCGACGGCCGCCCGCGAGGCGCGGTCGATCAGCGTCTTCGCCGATTCGACTTCATCGACCAGCACCGGGGAGTCCTCGTGCGCCACGGGCCGCGGCTCGTGCTCAAGGTTGTAGTTGGGAATCCAGCGCTCGTCGGGCTGCGGCACGGCGTAGTCAGACCGATCGACCAACACCTTCGTGTCGAGGTCGCGCGCGTCTACCACCACGCCCACACACGTGGCCGGGGCGTACTTGTGCCGAACCCTGTCACCCACCTTGAACGTCGTCATCGCGGCCAGCCTTTCGTGAGCCACCGAGCACCGGGTTCGAGCACGGGCCGCTCGATGGCAGGGCGGCGGCTCGGTGAAGCGTGGAACACCACAGCAGAGGACTTGAGAAAGCCCCAAAGCCCATCACCTAATTCGCGAAAAACAGCGGAGTCGGTCGTGACCGGCTCGTTGGTGCCGGCGCTCCCGCAACCCACCACCCACGTCTTTGCGCGCCATGCATCAGGAGTCAGCACCCAAGCCTCAAGTTCGACGCGACGCCCCACGGTGCGGCTCAGTTTTCGCCGCCAGTCCGACAAGCCGCAGGGGCGGTCGGTGAAAACCCACAGGTCCTGCCCCGTCCAAATCGTGTACCCGTCAGCTTGTTTGCACTCCTGCGCGCGTTCGTCCCAATACGCGCCGGTAGGGCCGAGCGTCGCGCCGCGCAGCGCAAACCACGCTTGGTCACATACGCGCGGCTCGGACCACGGCTCGAACGAGAACGAAGCCAGAATCATCAGAACGAAAGTCACGCGCCCTCCAGGAGCAGGAGGAAGATGGCGACCAGCAGCGCAGCGCAGAGGTACACGCCCGCCATGAGCCAGTCGTCGCGGTCGTCGGCTTTCATCGCGACACCGCAGCCTTTGCCCGCTTCGCAGCTCGAAACGTGAGCGTCCGCGTCTTCACCCGAAACACGCCCAGCCCCGGCAGCAGCAGGCGATTCCCACGCACGCAGGCGTCAGGCACCAGCCGCGTGAAGTGGTACAGCAGCGCGTCGACCTGCTGCTTCGTGAGGCCGGACGATTCGGCGAGAGATGCGATCAGTTGCTGGTACGTCATTCGGTGGCCTTTCCGTAGCGGTCGACTGCGATGGGCTCGAACGTGAGCCGAACGTGAGGGTTGGTGCTGTCGACGAGCCGGCGAACGCGACCGAACTCGGCCACCTGCTCGTCGTTCTGGAAGACGTACCCCTGCAGTGAATCGAGGAGCACTTTGAAGCGGTCGTCGAGGTCGCAGCCCGCGCGAGCCATCACCACGTCGCCCGAGACGCGGAGCATGACGTGGCGCTCGAAGGGCTCCTCGAGCTGCCGCCGCACGTGCGCGCCGACGGTGGCCGCGTACTCCTCGGCCTCCTTCGACTTGTACACGCGCGCCGTCCACACCCGCTCACCACGGAACGCGCCCTTCGTGTGCCGCGCCTTCGTGGGCTGGGCTGCCGTGCGGAACGCCCGGTTCCACGACGGCGGCAGGGGCAGCACGAGCTCGACGGCCCGGGGCAGGGCGTCGGGCTTCACGAGCGCCAACTGCGTCAGTTCTTTTCTGTCCGACCCGGGTTCGGGCTTGACGGACTGACCACGGCCACCGCAGTCGCACGGGTCGAACGGGTTGCAGGAGCAGGCAGCGCCGCCGAAGGACACCGGCCGCCGCTCGCGCGCCTTGCGCTGGTTCTCAAGCAGCGCCGCGACTTCAGCCCGCGTCATGACTGCCGCCTTTCGAGGTGCTGCCAGAGGAACGTGAACGCAGCGGCTACCTGTGAAGGAACACAACCATTTCCAAGGACTCTCAATCTGTCGGCCCAGTAGGCGTCGGCAGGGTCCATCCCTCCGGCCAACCCATCAACCACTCGACGAACGCGGGGTTGAGACGGCGCGAGTTCGGGATGGGTGGTGATGACTCGGGCCCACCCGTCGACGTCTCCGGGCCCGGGTGGCCACTCCAGAGGGCGACCGCGTTGGGCAGCTGGTCGTGGTGCCCGCGCTCCTTCGCGAGGTGCTCCGGGCCGTTCGCTCCCTTCGCGTCGTGCGCCGCTGGCGTCGGCCACGTCGTGACCTGGTCCTTCAGACCGACGCTGTGACCCTGCGAGAGCCGCTCCTCCGGGTCCCTCGCGCCCGTCGTGCTCCCGTCCCTCGCCGTGGGCGTGCGCCACGTTTGCGCCTGCTGGCCGAGATTCACACCCAGCGGCCGACTGCCCCTCGCCACCAGCGCTTCGCTGCGAGCAGCGAACGTCTCGGGCGGCTCCGTGTAGTTCGCCAGCCCCGCGGCCGGCGTCGCCCACTCCCGCATCGCGTCCGTCAGCGACGTGCCCGGGTGCATGACGCCCGTCGTCGTGGTGCCACGTGCGGAACTCCGCGAGTCTGACACCGCGGCGGTGGGCCAGCAGGAAGAAGCGGGCCCGCTGATGGGGCGCTCCCACGTCAGAAGCGCGAACGAGGACGGCAGCGCCGACGTAGCCGTGGCGCTCAAGCTCGGCGAAGACGGCGGGAAGAGCTCGCCTTGCACCGCCGACGTTCTCCCAGAAGAAGAACGGGGCCTCGCACTCGTCGGCAACGCGGACCTGCTCAAAGAAGAGTCTGGAGCGTTCTCCGTCGAGCCCGGCCTGCTTTCCGGCAACCGAGAGGTCTTGGCACGGTGTGCCGCCAGCGACGCAATCCACGACGCCACGCCACGGGCGGCCGTCGAAGGCGCACAAGTCGTCCCAGACAGGAGCTTGCGCCAAGGCCTTCTCTTCCATCCGGGCCACGAGGCAGGCCGCGGCGAAGGCTTCCCGCTCGACGTACACCACAGCGCGGGCGACTCCGCCGGTGGCTCGCTCAAGCCCGAGGTCGAGCCCTCCGCCACCGCTGCAGACGCTGAGAACGTTGAAGGGACGTATAGCCACATTCACGCGGCCCCCTTCGCCCGCATCGACACCTTCGAGCGGCACGCCACCACATGCGACGAACTCAGCCGGTCGGCCACGTGAGAGCCGTAGCCCTCGGCCAACTGCGCCGGCCCCGCGTTCGTGGTGACAATGGTCCACTTCGAGCCGTCGAACCGCTGCGTGAGCAGCGAGGCCAACTTCAACAACCCAACCTTCCCGCCCGTCACTTCGAGCTCGTCCACGACGAGCAGCTCGGCGCCCACGGCAGCCTGAAACCGCGCCTCGACGTCGTCAGCGAGGAAGCCCGCCTCGGTGGTGACGGTGGGCCCGTGCAGCCAGCAGAACGCGGAGCGAGGCGTGGACCCCGACGGTTGGCCCTGCCACCACCTGCGCTGTGCAGCAAAGCGCGCCGACGTCCACGCGGCAGCCACACTCTTGCCGGTGCCGGTCGAGCCCGTCAGCACGAGGAAGGGTCGGCGCTCGGCGCGCGGTGTCGAGGCCCACTCGCGCGTGCCCGCTGCGGCCTCTCGCGTCGCGTCGAACTTCGAGCTGCGCACCGCAGCCAGCACGGCCGGCGGAACACCGCACCGCCGCAGCTCGCGGTCGATGACGTCGACGCGGGGAGCCTGCGCCTCGGTCTCCAGCCGGTCGATGCGCTCGCACAGCGCGTCGTACCGGGCCGACTCCTCGGGGTTCGCCTGTCGCCACGCCAGCCGGGCCGCAGCGCTGTCACGCGAGGCCGAGAAGGGCACGAGCACGACGGGCGGAATCGAGAACGTTTCCACCTCGCGCAGGGCCTCGGCGAGAGCGGCGCGCACTTCGGGCGGCGCGTCGGGGTAGCCGTCGAGAACGCGGCTCACAGCGTCACCGCCTTCGAGACCGCATCCTTGAACTCCTCAACCAGATGGTCGGGCAGCGAATCGCTGAAGTGCTCAAGGAGCCGTTCGGCGGCATCAAGCAGATCCGGCGCAGCAGCAATAAGCCGAGCGTTGGCGGCTGCAGTCGCCTCCATAGACCCCAAACAGCCGTGCGGCACTACAGCCACCAGCCAAGCTTCGTTTTCCCCGTAAACGGTTGGTTGATCGTTCCGATCGTTCTCGCCCACCCGCCACGGCCCCGGCGTGTGCGCGCTCATGACTCGCCTCCGGGCAGCGCAAAAAGCTTGCCCCAGCGCTGCCATGCCTTCGTGACGGCCCCGGTTCCCGGGAACAGATCAACGAGATCGTCCTCAGGCCGAGCACCGAGCATCTCGAACGCCCACCAACAGACCTTCTCGGGCTTCGCGCCGACGAGGCCCCGCTTCAGCGTGATCGGGGCGTCGACCCAGTCTCGGCTGATGTGCCGAGTCGAGACGATGGGCTTGCGCGCGGCCTTCACGAAGACGGGCTCCCACGCGTAGGCAACCGAGACGTTGCGCTTGAATGCGGCGAACGTCTTGACCCACGCCATCGCGCGCACACCCTCGCCAGCAACGAGGGGAGCGATCTGGGCGAGAGCGACCGACGACGTGTGCAAAACCCAGCCGTCGAACTCGGTGTTCAGTCTCTTCACGAGCGCGACGTGGTCCACCTCTCCGGCAAAGTCGGGGTGGTCTTTGTAGAGATGCGCGCAGCCGGGGTATGGCGGGTCCGCGTAGCCAAGTCTCATGATTCGACACCCCACGCGGCGGCGTAATCGGTCGTCTCGGAGCGCCAGTCCTTCGAGGCTCCCGGGCTGGTGCCGATGAAGTGCGCCAGGTTCCGCACGAGCTCGGGCAGGGTGGCCGTCTTCGGAAAATCGGCCGCGAGAGCACGAGCCCAGGCCGCGTCGATGGCGTCGGGCTCCCCGCGCTTGAGCAGATCCGTGACGCTCTTCGCGTCGCGCCCATCGAAGGGGTACTTCGCGCCGCGCACGCGCTCGAAGGTGGCTGTCAGCCGGGCGACGAGCGGAGCGTGCCGCGGGTCGGGTGGCGGCTTGACGAGCTCGACCTGCTTCGGCTCCCGCCGAGACTTCGGCGAAGGTTTTTGATCTGTAGATCTCAGGATCTCAGTGCTCAGTGATAGAGCTGGTGTTCCGCTGGCTGACCGCTGGTGCCCCGGCTGGTCACCCGCTGGCTGACCGCTGGTCGACCGCTGGTGCTCGGTTTCGTGGTCGAAGACGCCCGAATCGGCCTCTTCACCGCTGGCTGACCGCTGGTCGACCGCTGGTGAGGCGCTGGTGAACTTGCCAGCTGCCCGAGCCGCCTGCTCCGCTCGCGCCTTGCCTCCCTTTCGGGCCGCTTCCGCCACCCGGAGGTACTTCTCCGCGCCCCGAATGCGCCACTGCCCGGGCTCCATCGCCTCGAGGAAGCCGAAGGCCTCCAGCAGCGGCCCGGCCTCGGGGTGCTGGAAGAAGCCGCGCAGTTCGAGGCTCGAGATGGTGCCCGACTTCGAGCACCAGCAACGGTGCCAGAGGAGTACGAGCGCACCGATCACCGCAGAGACGTCGAGGCCCATCGCCCGGGCAACAGCAGGCGCCGCCACCTCGATGGCCTTCAAGTCGACCTGAATAAACATAGCTCCCCTCCTGTGAAAGCGTTTTCACTTCGCCGGCTTCGACAGGTACGCCTCGAGTGCCGTCTCGACGATGACGGCCAGCTTCCGCCGCTCCTCCTTCACCCTGGCGTCGAGCTTCGCGCGCAGATCCGGCGGGAGGACGACATACACAGCGGGGTTCGGGTTTGTTCGTTCGCTCATACCCGCGTTGTTTCACGCTTCGACAGGAATCGTCAAGTGCGCTCTTGACAGCGCGAGCGGCCCGCCTGTATTTCCCTCATCACGAGCGCGACAGACGCATTTCGCGTCGGGGCTCGCAGGGGTGGTGAACATGGCGTTCCAACGGGCAGAGAAGCGGAAGGCGAAACTGCGGCTGGCTCTCACGGGCGTGTCTGGTGCTGGGAAGACGTACTCGGCGCTGCTGATGGCGAAGCAGCTCGGCAAGAAGGTGGCCGTCATCGACTCGGAGCGCGGGAGCGCGAGCCTCTACGCGGACCGCTTCGAGTTCGACTCGCAGGATCTCACCATGCACAGCGTCGAAATGTACCGCCGCGCCATCAAGGAGGCCGGTGCTGCTGGCTACGACGTGCTGGTGGTCGACTCCCTCTCTCACGAGTGGGCTGGCCGTGGTGGTGTGCTGGAGAGCGTCGACGCGAAGAAGGAGAAGTCGACATTCAACGCGTGGAACGGGCCGAGCCAGGCACACGCGTCGCTCGTCGATGACCTGCTGCTCTTCCCCGGGCACGTCATCGTGACGATGCGCTCGAAGACTGAGTACGTGCTCGAAGAGTACGTGAAGGACGGGCGCAAGGTGCAGGTGCCTAAGAAGGTCGGCCTCGCGCCCGTGCAGCGTGAAGGCGTCGAGTACGAGTTCACCGTGCTGCTCTCGCTGGACAAGAGCGGCTCCGTCACCGTCGAGAAGTCGAGGTGTTCGGCTGTCGAGGAGAAGGGCAGCACGCTGCGCCGCGAAGACCTCGGCGACGTGGCCGAGACCCTGAAGGCGTGGCTGGAGTCGGGCGTCGAGGCTCCTGCTCCTGCGCCGGTTCGTGCTCCCGCCACGCAGGAGTCGGCCTACCCCGCGCCAGGGCTGGCGCCTGCGTCGTTCGTCGGCCAGTCGACGAGCGAGCGCGCCGCCGAAGCCGCCATGGACGCCTACCGCGCCGCGAAGGCGCGTGAGCAGGCCGCGCAGCCGAAGCCCACGCCGCCGCCGGTTGGTGACGAGGTGGCCGCTGCGAAGGCGGAGATCGCCGCCGCGCCGACCATGGCCGCGCTGGCCGCCATCGGGAACAAGCTGATCAAGTTGCCCGCGTGGAAGACGGGCGGGCTGCGCGACGCCTTCACTCTTCGTCAGCAGCAACTCGTGAGCGGCGAGAAGGCCGAGGCCGCGCGAGGTGCCGCTTGAGCGCGCGCACGTCGTGGGGTTTCGGCGGCAGCGGCGCGCCTGATGGAGAGGTCTGGGTCTGGAAGTCGTGCGACCCGGACGTGGAAGACGGGCGGCTGTTCTCAGCAACGCCAGAGGTGGCAGAGCGCGCAGTTCGCGCCGTCAACGCACACGAAAACCTGCTCGCAACGCTGAAGGCCGTGGGCGAGTTCTTGGAGCCGCAGGCCTGCGCCGACTGCGCGTGCGAGGGGAGCAACCCCGCCTGCAACATGCTCAACCAGATCGAGCAGGCCATCGCCGAAGCGGAGGGCCAGTCATGATCGCCCTGCCCACCGCCTCGAAGTTGCAGGACGCCGAGACGTGCCCCGCGTCGGTCGTGCTGCCCGTCATTCCCTCGAAGCACCCGGCCGGTGACACGGGGCGCGACCGGCACGAGTTGCTCATCACCGCGCTGGAGTACGTGCGCGAGGGCAAGACGCTCGAGGTGGCCAACCCCGTCGAGCAGCGCTGGCTCGATGCGGTGTTCGAGCACCCCTTCGTTCCGACGCTCACCGGGTACGCGCCCGAAGTCGCCTACGGGTACGACGTGGAGACGGGGCAGGCATGGTGCTGGGGCCGCATTCCCGCGCGCCAGTACCCCGAGCACGCGCCCACCACCATCTGCGGCACCGCCGACTACGTGCTGGCTGATGAGGAGTGCGTGTGGATCGTCGACGTCAAGACGGGCCGCACGGATGTGCCGCCGCCCCACCGGAACCTCCAGCTGAAGGCGCTGGCCCTGGCGGCTGCGAAGTTCCACGGCGTCTTCACTGCGCGAACCGCCATCCTGCACGCGACGGCCGATGGTGAGGCGGTGTGGGTCGAGCACGGGCCCGTGTGGCAGCTCGCCGACCTGATGGAGATCGGCGAGGAGTTTCGCGCGCTCCACGCCGAACTGAACGCTGCGCAGCCGCGCGTGACGCCCGGGCCGCACTGCCGTCTCTGCGACGCGTACACGAATTGCCCGGCCACGAAGGCGATGGTGCGGGTGTGGCTCCAGCCCGAGCCGGCCGACAACCTGGTCAGCACGCTGGGCATGGACACGGCGGCGAACTTCCACAGGGTGGTGCAGACGCTGCGCGGGCACCTGAAGCGCGCCGAGGCAGCGCTCTACGCATGGGGCAACCACAACACGATTCACCTCGGTGGTGACGAGTTCTTCGGCCAGCACACTACGGAGAAAGAAGTGTTCACGCCCGAGTCCTACGGCCTGCTGGCGGCCGAGCTGGGCGACCCGAAGAAGGCGCTCGAAGCGTTCGACCTCGAGACGAGCAAGACGGCGATCCTCCGCACCGTCGCGAAGTACACGAAGCGCGGCGCGAAGAAAGAGCGCGGGCTCGAGGTGCTCGAGAAGGTGCGCGCGGCCGGCGCGGTGCGCACGAAGTCGAGCACCACCATCGGCGAATTCACCAAGAGGGCGGCACCCGCCCTCCCGGCTCCGGGGGTGGCTTCCCCCCCGACTGCTCCCGAGCCGGTTCTTTCCGCAGGCCCGAAGGACCTAGACCCGCCGCCGCTTGGTGAGCACGACCCCGACTTCGTGCCCGATCCGGACCCGTTCAACGGAGCGGACGCCGACTTGGGCGAGGTGGGCGCATGATCTCGCTCCCCGCCGAAACCCTGACGGCCGCGACCGTCTGCCGGGTGTGCGACGACGACGAGCACGGCACGGGCCTGTGTGCCCGGTGCAAGGCCGACCGCGACAACCTGCACGCGCTCGCCGACCGCCTGGCCGACGCCGTGCGCACCCACGCGCTGCGCGTTGCTGGTTCCCACTACGAGCCCGACGCCGACGTGATGACGGAACGGCGCGAGTTGCGCGCGGTGCTGCTGCAGACGGCCACCGTGCTGGGGGTGACGCTGTGAGGCGCTCCCACACGCGAGAAGAGCTCGACGCGCTGGTGGCCAAGGCCGTCGAGCGCTGGAAGTCGGAGCCCCTCGGCGAGAAGTCGACGCCCACGGAGCTCGGCCGGCGGTTCGGTTTGTCGCACGTCACCGTGCGCCGTGCGCTGGTGGCGGCCGGGCTGGTGTCTGTGCGGAAGCGGGTGCTGCGTTGACCCCGCTCGTCGTGGTGCTCGCCCAGGGCCGCACGCTCGTCTGGGTGCAGAACGGCCGCGGCTGGCTGGCCGACCGCGTGCCGGGCACCGACGACTTCACCCCGTGGCGCGAGCTCGGCGAGGAGACGGCGCCGGGCATCGGCGGTTTCGTGCTGACGCAGGCCGAGGTGGCGCGGCTCGTTCCGCCATCAATTCCCAAGGAGACGACGTGAAGGAACTGGCAGCAGAGGCAGCAGAGAAGCGCGCGAAGGCCGAGGCCGCGTGAAGCTGCCCGAGATGCGAGAGCGGTTGAAGTACACGGCCACGGCACAGGTCTCGACGCTGGAGCCGAAAGACGTCGCCGAGATGCACGCGTTGCTCGAGCGCCTAGTGCTGCTGGGCAACGAGATGGCAGCGACCGAGGCAGCTAGTGGGAGCGTCGACGCTGCCCGGCAGTGGCGGAAGTTGATCCGGGGCGATTGACCGGGTGGTGGTGGCGTAACGGCACCGGTTTCGTTCCCGGTGGCTCAACCCGCAGCACGGTGGCAGGGGTTTGCTCCTCCTCCCTGTCGAAGTACCGGCCTGCGGGGCCGTCGGCGCTCAAGGCCGTTCGAGTCGGCCTGCCATCAATTTCACAGGAGGCAGCACATGGAAAACAAGGACGGCGAATCATGAATGCATTCAAGAATGCAGTTGAGCGCCTGCGAGCGAAGACAGAGCGGACGATCGGAATCAGCGAGCTTGATCGCGGCGACGCGCAGGCGTTGATTGTTCAATTCGACCACGACGGTCAGGAGATCGAGCGGCTCAAGGCGCGCGTCGCCGAACTGGAGGAGAAGTGGTCGCACGCCACGGCGACAGCAGAGCGCGTCACGGCGCTGACCGAGCGGGCGACGGCGTGCATCGGCGGGTTTCCGGTCGAGACAGTCTCCGAGGCCGTCGAGCGCGTGGTGAAGGAGCGTGACGCGTTGCGGGCGCGCGTCGCGGAGTTGGAGGCGTGGCAACTCACGGTGGCCGAGGCCACGGGGTACGTGAACCGCCCCGAGGGGCAGGCGGGCTACGAGGTGGCCGACGCCCACACGGTGGCGGGCGCCATCGAGAGGTGGCGACAGGAGGCCGCGAAGTGACGCCCCGCATCGCACGAGACGGCACGCGGCGCGGGGCACCTCGAGGCGCGAAGCACCCGAACGCGAAGCTGACGCAGGCGCAGGTCGACGAGATGCGCCGGCTCCGCTCGGAAGGGTGGCAGGTGCGGCGCATCGCCTGGGCCACGAAGGTGTCGCCCGCGTGGGCGAGCCTCATTCTCCGTGGGCTGGCGTGGAGGCCCGCGTCGTGAGTGACGAGCGCGTGGCCGTGCTCTGCGACTTGTTCGAGCAGGTGATGGGCGCGCCCGTCGAAGAGCACCAGCTGCGCTCGCTCGCGCTGCTGTCGTCAATGACGCAGGGCGATGGGTTGAAGCACTGGCGCAACCGGGAGCGGCAGTGGATCGACCTCTGCGGACGGCTCGACAGCGACGCAGCACTGACGTTCGAGCGGATGTTGGCCGAGGCTCACGACCTCAACGCGCAGTGGACGGCCGCGAGGTCGATTCGCGATGCGCGTCAGCGCTTGGCGTGGATGCGGGCGAAGCGGTTCAACGTCGGCGAGTCATGGTGACGGCGGCGCCGTCCACGACTTGACGCGGTCGGCGACCCACACGCCCGCGACGACGGCCGAGAGCGCCACGGTGAGCCAGCTGGGCGCCTTGTCGGCAGCACGCAGGCGTTGCAACTCGTTTGCCCGCTCGAGCGCCACGGGCCCGTCCAAGGCCACGCCAGCGTCGACGGTGACGAGCGCGCCCGATGGGAGCAGCAGCGCGGCCCTGTCGTAGATGTACACCCCGCCGTCTTGCGCGAGCACGGCGGAGAGCACGAGGGCCAGCGTCACGCCGGCTGTGGACCGCGCAGCACCGCCGCGGCCTCCTCCAGCGTGGTGACGGGCTTCTGCGCCGACACCGAGCGCTCGATGAGCCCGCCCAGCCACGTGTCGAGCATCGGCCCGAAGAGCCCCTGAGCGCTCGCGAGCGTGGCCGCCGGCAGCTTCGTCTTGAGCACGAGCAGCGCCGCGTCCTTGAGCTGCTTCTTCTCGAGATCGGTCAGCACGCCGTCAGCGAGAGCGGCCTGGAGCTGGGGCTTCAGGGTGGCGTTGAGCTCGGCAACCGTCGAGTTCGCGGCTTCGGTGACGACGGAGAGCACCCCGAAGACCTTCGACTCGCTGCTCTTCGATTTGAGGAACACCGCGAGTTGCTGCAGGGCGTAGATGGCGAGCGGCCCGAGCACGGTGACGAGTGCGGGCACCACGTACTGCAGCACGGCCGTGAGAATGGGGCTCTGAGGTGGCGGGGGCGCGGTGTCCTGGGCGAACACGGCGAAGGACACGAGGGTGAGCAGCAGCGAGAGACGAGCAGCGAGACGCATGGTGCGGCCTTTCAGGTGAACAGCGCGGTGATGGTGATGGTGTGCGGCTCGGACGAGTGCGCCTCGAAGAGGCTGAACAGCCGGGTGTAGGCCTCGCGCGACTGGAGCACGCGATCGGCGTCCACCTCGAGGCCTGGCAGCAGACACCCCTCGGTGTCAGCAGGCGTGTTGCCCGGGTGAATGCGCACGCCCATGAAGCCGGGCACGTCGAGGAGCAGCGGCATCTCGACGCCGAACCGAGGTGAGTGCGTCACCACGACAGGGAACGTGCCGCAGGGGATGCACGTCTCGCGCGGCACTTTCGGCTCCCAGGGGAGACGGAAGCGGTCCTCGAGCACGTAGCAGCAGAACTCGCCGTCGACAAAGAGCTCGCCGATGGTGGTGGCCTTGGTGAACCACCGGCGTTTCAGTTCGAGCTTCATCGAGCGATGCCCTCCGACATGTCGCGCAGATCGTCGCGGATCTCCTTCATCTGCTCTTCGAGGTGTTTCACCCGCTCTTCGAGCTTGGCGTTCGCTGGCACCAACAGATCGAGCTTCGCGTTGATGGAGGCCGTGGCCGTCTTCAAGTCCTCGAACGCGTTGCGCACGAGAAACCCAGCAACAGCCACGATGCCGACGAGCACGAGCTCGACGACGTACTTCGTGAGGTCGAGCGTCACTTCAGTGGCGATCATGGCGTCACCTCAGAACGTCGATTGGGTCGCCCGCGACAACGCTGCATTCCACAGGCACGCAGGCCGCGCCCGTGGCGAACTGCGCAGGCGT